TCACAGACCATATCATTCCAAGAAGAAACACCATTAATTTTGTAGTCTGTCCAAGCAACTTCACTTGCACCATAAAAACCTATTCTCATTAAAATCCTTTTGGAGGAGCCGGGGGATTTGAACCTCCATCTCCGAGTAAACGGCGCATTCCCAAAATGCTACTAGCCCCACTGAAAAGGTTGAAATGGCAGGAGTGTAAGGAATTGAACCCTATCCTGCTGGGTTGGAGCCAGCCGTGCTTCCGTAACACTTCACTCCTAAGATACTTGTAATGCCACGTATATAAGCGTGCCAAGTATACTAAAATTAATTAACATATTTATATAGTGTGGGTTTGGATTCATTTTATACCTCATTTTGATAACTTATAACAAACTAAAGACTTACCATTACCAGGTTCAATAACAAGAGAAGGTAGAGAAGGATTTACTTCTCTACACTCTGATAGGTTTTTCCAAACATAGCCTTCAGCAAGTTGTTGCTTTTCAGCCTCAAAAAAATCTGAATTAGAGTTAAAAAACAACATTCCAACTAAGATTAATACTTCCATTTAGTAACCCTCAAAATAGTTATCTAAAATGTCAATTTGATCTTCATATTTAGCAATTTGCTCAAGTTCTATTTCAATAGCTTCGATGATATCAGAATGCTCACCAATACCAACAGGATGAGCTAAATAGACTTCTATGTTAGCTCGATGCTTTTCAATATGTCCTTGTGCGTGTGTGCGTACAGCGTCTAACAATAGTTTTCTCATTAATCTTCCTCTACTTCAGTGACATAACCTAAACCTCTTAAGAAAGCATTAAAATGAAATTGAATGTCGCTTGTCAGTACATCATCTAAGCCTGACCCTTCTTCAGTTTGAAATTCGTAATTAATTGATGGTAGAGTCTCTTTTACCATAGATTTGTTTTGATTATAATCAGCATCATAGCTGAAGCGAAAAGTGCCAGACATTGTTTTTCTCCATTTTTAAAGTTTATAAAAAGATATTATATAAAAAATAGGCATAAAGCAAGAAAGGAGCTACAGATGTAGCTCCCTTTGCACAAAGGTTTTTTAAAGTGTTCGCCAGTTAGTCATACCGTATAAGGTTGACTGACGAGTTAATACTTGATTAACAGCAATATCATTTGAATAATAGTTGTAAAAAAACTTTAACATTATTTTACACCATATTGCTTTCTACTTGCTTCATTCATTTCTGATAGAATACGGTGATATTCTTTACCACGATATTCTGTATCAGAAAGTAATTTTGCTGCATAATGATTAGCTTGTATTTGACGTGCTAATAAAAATGCATTTGCAATATTTTGAAAAAAGTTAAGTGTTGCTTCAAATAAACTAGCTGAATAGCTAAGTACTAGTGTTGTCATTGTGTTTCTCCCAAAGTTAAAATTTAACGATGAGACGCTATCTTCTTTTACCTTTTGATCGTTATTTTCTTAGGTAATTCGTCCTGTGGAATAATAACCTCTAAATCGATAATTAAAATTCCGTCACGAAGATCAGCTCCAACGACTTCTGTATATTCACTTAATCTAAAGCTTCGAGTAAACTTACGAGTAGACAGACCTCTATGAATATACTGTTCTTGTGGTCTGCGTTGTGCACGTTCACCTTTGATAGTTAAGACATGATCTTTAACTTCAATGTCAATATCTTCACGAGTAAAGCCGGCAACTGCAAGTTCTACAGTATACTTCATCTCATCAGTTTTTACAACATTATGGGGTGGGTATGCATCGTTAGCTTTTTCACGAATGCGGGTTAGTTCTTCGGCTATATGATCAAAGCCTAAAAAGACACTATTAGGGTATGCGAATGATCCAGTCATCATTATTCTCCTTTTTTATAAGCAAGAAAGTTTAAGTAGACCTCAACTGAGCATCTACTCTAATAATATACTAAAAATTTTATAAAAAATCAAGAAAATTTTTGGCTCTAGAGGTAGGAGTCGAACCTACAAGATTAAGATCAATCACACAATGAACAGTTGCGCGCGTTTACCAATTTCGCCACTCTAGAATATAATTAATTGATTGTGTCTAGTGCAGAGATCATTCGAGTCATGCCAATGCCTCCTCCAACTCTTGGAAAGAAATCAAACTCTAAAAACTCTTCAAGTTCAGACTCAACTCTATCTTTGCCAAATAGATCATACAGTAAATTTGCATACGCACCTTCAGTGATAGTATGAAAAGTGTCTCGCATTTGATTGACATCAGTGGATCTTTCAGCTGAACCAATTGTTTCCATACCGCCAAGAATAACATCAATCTTTTTAGATGTTTTTCCATCATCATTTCTGCTCATGTTCCAAAACGGCGATGTCATTTCAGGGAAATCTGTAATCATAGTAGATCCAAAGTCGTTAAACATAGCTGTTTCATGTTCAGCCTCCATCTCTACACTTTGCTCTAAACCATAATGACCTTGCCATTCAGAATAAGTTTTTTCTGTAGGTTCATCGAAGCCGAGATAATCGCATAAATCATATTCCATTTCTTTTAAATCGTTGATGTCACCATGCATTTCAAACTCAAACATCGGAAAAATAATATCATGACGACCAGGTATAGCGTTTGGTTCTTGCCTATATGAAGTTGAGACACAAAAAAAGCCCTCTTCATCAGGGGCTGAAAGTAATTCATGTTCTAGCCACATTTGACCAGTCTGCGGTAAAGGCCATACTTGTCCTGCATAATTGTATGTTGCTACGTTAAAGGGGTCTTCGCAAGCTGCAAGAATTGAAAGTCTATTTTGTGTATGTACCTCTTTAAAACCTTTGCTCAAAAAAAATGACCTTAAAAGGCCAACGGTGTCTGTAAATTTTGTGGGTGATATTAGTTGTGTCATTTTAACTCCTTAATATATTGTCTATGACTGATTCTCATTCATACGAGTATAGCAAAAGTATTAGATAATAGCAAGAAAAATTTTTATTCTATGAGCGAAATTGTATAATCTTCCATAACAGGGTTAGCTAAAAGATTCTGACACATCTTGTGGGCTAACCTAATAGCTTTTTTATCATCATCTGTATCTATATCTAGTATAAGTGTTTTACCCATTTCAATATTAGATAGTTGATTAAAGCCCATACCATTAAGAGTGCCCATAATAGCTTTAGCTTCGGGGTCTAAAACACCTGATTTAAGAGTAGTATAGATTGACAATTTTATCATTTTAACTTATGTCCACAATTGGGACATTTTGATAAACCCATAGCATCATCCATTTCTTTGAGTGTGTGTTTTAAACCCTTCATTCTTTTTATATGAGACTTCATCCAATCTTTCCTCCTATCAGATTTAGCTCTGCTTAATTCATTTTCTAAATCTTTTTGTAATTTTCCGTAGTTTTCTTTAAAAACACTATAAAAAGAAGTTATCATATTATTAATTCCAAATGTAAAATAAATGATTACCAATTACTGTAATAAGTTGATTTTTGTCAGCCCAGCGTGGACGAACATAGTCAGCATGATAATGAGTAGCTCCTTGACTAAAATCTGAAAGCATTCCATAGTAAACTTTAAAAGCGATAGTATGTGCTATTTCATAAATAAAATAGTCATCTGTAGGTATCTTATCAGCTTTTCCGTCACAATACCAAGAAAACTGACAACGATGACGTATAGGGTACATCATATCAGGATTTTTCCAAGAAGCTCGCTGCGGTCCTTCATATATTACATCACAGTAATTACTAGGAAAACGATTATCATAGACACGATTACGAACAACCCAAGCAACTGCGATCATACCTTTAATAGGTTGGTTACGCGCTTCCCAATAAATGTTATCAGCTGCACATTTAATCTGTGTGGGGTCTGCTTCCGCGTAAGATATCGGACTCAACACAGCTAGTGCCATACTGAATTTCAATAATAGATAAAAGTTCTTTAGTCTCATTTACTAACTGATGCCACCTTCCCTTTGGTATTATAAAATAATCGTTTTTACATAAAGTCTTTTTCTCTACTTGTTTACCATCTGTATCAGTAGAATAGTAAACTAAACCTTTTCCCTCTCTAACAAACCAAAGCTCGCTTCGTTCTTCATGTGTTTGCCAAGAAAGTTGAGACTGTGGGTTTACAATAAGTTCTTTTACTTTTGTAGTTTTGTAATCTGAAAGAACTTCATAAATTCCCCAATCACGTTTTGTAGGTTTGTATCGCCAATTTGCTAAAAAATCTGATGATGAATTAACTTTATCTGATCCTCCAATAGAATCATCTATGGCAATGTTCATGTCTCTACAAAAATGTAGTTCTGGATAATTACCCTCTTTTCTATCACCACCATTACCAAAAGTTATAGAAGAGGCTACGTCACTCCAACAAGTGTTCATTACATCAATTAATTCAATAGCAGTATCATCAGAATCATCAAATGAGTACACACAATCAATATACTTAATTGATTCTAAAATAGTTTTGCGTACATCATAAGGCATAAATGCGGCACCTTTTTTACGGATTAACCACTTATCTGAATTAAGCCCTACAAGAACCTTATCATATTTTAATGCAGCATGACGGAACATACTAATATGACCGTCGTGTACAGGATCAAATCCGCCAGACAGTATTACTACATCCATTAAAATAACTCTCCTACTTTTTGTGCGTGATCATCATAAACCCGCCCACTTGGATAATTCTCAGCTTTCCAAGTCTTGAAAATTTTTAAATGCTTACAAGAGCTAAAACGAGAAGGACAATCGCACTTTCGCTCAGAGATGCGATATACATCACTTGGATAGCTTGATTCTTCAAACTTTGCAATTTCATGACTGAACTTACCTTTTCTTAGTATGTAATTTCCCATTGTATATAATACCTATTTTCATTTTACTTTGCAAACAAAAAACTTATCTACTTGCTGCACGTCTACTTATAGGATCAGGTTTGACTCCTACAACTTCATCAATCATGTCTTGATACTCAACCTGAGCGTCGTGTTGAGGCTCTAAGTATGGGTTAAGAAATATATTACGCAGACGACGATAAAAATTACGCCATGTTGGTCCGTGAGGCTTACACCTAAAGTTATTTAGCTTATAAGAATAGTATTGAAGAGCATGAGCAATTTCGTGTAAAAGAACCATCTCAAGTCTATGCCATTTATTACGAGTATAAAAACCTCCAATCTCAGGGTCAGAGTCAAATGATGCATACTCATAAACTCTATGTAATTCGTTGATTGGGTTGTATAGATGCCACATAGCAATATTTATACCAGGACCGTCTGCATACATCCCGCCTCGAGACGATCGACGTTTTTTATCCCAATCAAGTTTAATAGATGCAAGTTTGAAATTTACATATATCTCTTCCTGGCAATGCTTTTCGACACGTCTAATAAATTCATTTGCATATTTTGTTACTTCTGTTCTAGTTTCAAAAAAATGACTCATATTCTACGCTTCCCTGTTGCTGTGTCAGATGCTTCTTTTTGTGAGAGGACTACTAAATTACCTTTGTTATAAGCTTGGCCAATATGAACTCCTGATCCAGAATAACGTTTCTTAGACGCAACAAAACCATTACCAACCTTATCTGAAGTTGGTGCTACACGCTCACAAGAATAGTCTGGAAAGTTTGGTGAAAATTTTTGTTTCTTAGCAAGTTGAGTAGGATGTACTCCACGTTTCATCAACCAACGGTCATGATCTTCTTGCAGTGTTGCCTTAGATGGTCTGTATCTCTTCATATTTTCTCCTTATTTTTAATAATATAACAAAAATAAGGCTAATATGCAACTAGAGACTTAACTCTTGATAGTCTTTTAGTGGAGCTAAATATTTTCCATCAATCTCTGGTTTAAACAAAGCTGCTGCAATGTTCCTTGCCCATGCTACTGAATCCCAATCATCTCCACAAAATAATGCAATCCTCTTCCCGTGAGCGGGATTAGTATGCCATAGACTAGGGTCATCAATTTGATAATAAGTAACATAGTCGCCAATAATATAATCAAGAGCATCAAAATTTAACGTAAAGTTATCTTTATGCTGAGCAAATAGTGCCGCTAAATAAAAACTTCCTTTACGTCCCCAGTTATCTTCATACATATAACTTACATCGTTCTCATTATATAGATCATATACAGTTTGCATGATAGTAGAATCACCAAACCTATCAATGTCTCCCATTCGAAGTTGTACTTCTATAATTTGAGTGCCAATAATCTCAATGTTAATAACACCTGAGTAACCAAAAAAGTTTTGATCTACAAAACGATGAAGTATATTTTTTGCTTCTAAATCAGCAATATCTTTCAATTCACCAATATACTCCCAATAGTCAAAAGCTCCGTGTTGAAGTTTTTCTCCTCTAAAAACAAACTGTCTTGCATTATGTCCTTGATCAAGTAAAAAATCAATAGAATAGTGCTCACCCATAGCATAGCGTGACCAAAAACAACCAGGATTTATAGCAATATTATTATAGTCTTCTTCATTATGGCAAACTTCAGATTGAATAGAACCTCCCATCAAATTCATGATAGGTTTTACACAAACAGGATACTCAATAGGAAGTGTGCCAACAGGTCCGCAAGGTATGTTCTGCATTTGAGTGATTGTAAGTTTATTATATGCCCATCTAAAATCTCTGTTTATTGTATAAGCAATATCGTCTGTTGTAGGAATTAAAACTCCATCAGTCGATAACTTATCATACCAATTAGGCATTTGAAGAATAGGATCATAGTTTTTCCACGGCATTTACATCTCCATTAAAATTCGACAGGTACAACTGCTATATAATTAAAAGGGTCATTTAAATTAATTAACCCTTTCTTTCCCCAGAGTCTGTGGAAAGATTTTTTACTAAATGTTGAAAGTTTTGTCATTTTACTAAAATCTTTACTAAAAACGCAACCAATATTAATATCAATGTAGTATGAAGAAGGTAAATAAACTACAGTGTGCACAGATGATATTTGAGCAGCGAAACACTTTAAATCAAGAGGTAAAAGATACCAACACAACGTTAAAGACTGAGACTCGCAGTCTCCTTTAAAATCATTTTTTTCAGTTGCATAATAATTTAGCCAAGAGATTAAACCTTCATCTTTATATAGTTGGAAAGCAAAAGTGGACTTTACAGTCATTAGTGTTGCACCTTAGGTGACCAAAATGTTGTTCGTCCATCATTGAGTTTTATTCGTTGAACAGGATTACCGTAGATATCTACAGTCTGGTTATAGACCATTACATGACCACCACGAGCGTTAACTATCTCATTAGGTGAGGACGCAAAGCGAGTATATTGTCCATGATTATTGTAAAGATCTGAATAGTTGCGGATAGTCGCTCCGCCAGTTTCATATGAAGCAGTTAAAATCTGACATACAGCTAAATATAGTTTTTGAAGTTCTTCATCACTAAAAGATTCCATTAATCGGTGAGGAGCTAAACCTGCTAAAAATAAAGACTCTGACTTGTAGATGTTACCTACCCCAGAAATCTGACTCTGATCCATCAGCCATTTTACAGCTGTCCACTTTGGTTTTTTACGTGCTATACGAACAAACTCTTCTAAAGTGCAAGGGTTATTAAGCATATCAGGACCAATAGACGCCAATTTTTTAGAATGATCTTCAGCACTAAATACAAACTTAACAGTGCCGAAATTGCGCATATCATTATAATAAACAGCTGAATCATCGTCAAAATAAAAAGCAAGTCTTGTATGTTTTGAAGGTTGAAGTTTGAAGTTGCCACTCATACCAAGAGTAGTATACATATAACAAATAGGTAGTAAATCACCAAATTCCCACCAGATAAACTTACCTTTATTATACACACCTTTAACTGGTAGTTTTTGCTCTTCAAGTGCTATATAAAAATTAGCAAAACCTGTAGGTAAGTTTTTTACATACCTGCCTGAGATAAAATTTAAGTTAACAAGTTGTTTATTACGTACAGCCCTATCAACTTGCCGAGCTGTGCGAGTGCATTCTGGACCTTCAGGCATTAATTTTCCTTTATTCTAATACTTAGTGTTGCTCTAAACTCGTCAGAATTGTAACTTACTCCGTGTAAAGTATTACCGCTAAAAATAGAAGCACGATTCAACTCCCATTCAGGAGTTGGGTGATCTTTAAATAATGTAGCTACTGATTTTTTAGGATAGAGATAAACACAAGTAACTTTATCATCTTTACTATGTTTATGATAATATATTCCTTGTTGTGGGGAATAAATAAATAAACTTAAGCGCGCAGTGAAAGAGGGTAAATGTCTTTGATAGCACTCATTTAGTAAATAAAAAGCTTCATTATCTAAATCATCATTAATTAAAGTATTTTTATTAATTTTTACTCTCTTGTAATAATTAGATTTATTACTACCATTATGATTAGTTACTTTTTTTACATCATAGTGTTTAAAGTCTGCATCATAGCTGTTTTCATCCCACCTATAAACTTCTCCTGTACAAAAATTATGAAGCCTTAGTTCTTTTTTATTTTGAGGGTAGTCTATATGGTAGATAGCGGTAGGAAATTTTTCACCGCTATCTACCACTTTTTTACATAATTTATAAAACTTAGAAAAAAGATTTTCTTCTAAATAATTATCTATTATTTTAGGAGTCATTATCTCATTTTGATGGCAAGAGAAGAACGAGGATACCCCCAACGAGCTATTGCAGGTACACGTATTGTACGCTCTTTTGTATTCTTTTTATCTGGATTTGGGATCGTAAGCATAACATTCTTACCTGCACGCCAAGCAGCTTGCTGGTTAAGAACTCTTGCTTCTGTTTGAAGATATTCTAGACGTAGTGCTTTACGAATAGATTTATTTACGCTGGGACGCTCACCTTTAGAAACATATCCACTACCTTTTGATCTTTTGCCTCGTGCCATATTTGTTCTCCTTTTTAAATTTATAAATAAATATACGGAAAAACTGAGCAATTAGCAAGTTTAAACTGAAAAGTATGTGTCTTCTTTATCGCATCTACTTAAAAGATGATCTAAAGTTATATAGTTTAAAGTGTTAGAGTCTTGTGCTCTTTCTTGGTAAACCTCTAAAATTTCATCGAAATTTAAGATGGCATCTATTTTCTGTCTAAGCGTAAATTTCTTAATTGTTAAATTTAAAAAATTGTTTTGATCGATATTATTAGTAGTGTTAAAAAATGACATGTAATTTGAAACTTGAACCATACTTGTATTAGTAATACCGAACATTCTATTTTTAGAGTAGTCAGAAAGAGAAATACCAAACTTATCATAGAAAGTAGTATTAAATGTAAACATATTTTCAATCACTTCATCAATATTAAATGAAAGATCGTCATATTTAATAAAGATTAAATCTTGAAAATTATTTTTAACCCGCTTCCTATTAGTTTCTAAAATATCTAAATATTTTAAAAATAATTCTTTAGGAAGTTCATAAGGTTCAACAGCAGAGGGAATATCTTGAACTCTAACTA